CGACAGCCTGATCGGCCCGACAGGGCCAACCGGCCCGACCGGACCCGCCGGGCCTACTGGTGCGACCGGCCCGACCGGACCCGCAGGCGCCACGGGCGCAACCGGCCCCCAAGGTCCCCAGGGTGTTCAGGGCGTGCAAGGCCCCGAAGGCGTCTCGTTCGTCCCGGACGAGGTCGGCACGACTGCCGGGCGCACTGCGCACGACGGCGAAGCCGCCGGCTTTGCCTACCTCGATGGCCAGAGCGGGCTGCTTTACTTCAAGCTTTCCGCCACCAGCGGCGACTGGTCCAGCGGCATCTACTTCGGGCGCGGTCCGCAGGGGCTTCAGGGTCCGCAGGGCGTTCAGGGCGTCCAAGGCCCGGCTGGCCCGACCGGCCCTACCGGGGCGCAAGGCCCGGATGGTTCCGCCGGCCCGCAGGGCACGAAGGGCATCATCTGGCGCGGCGCCTACAGCGGCGCGACGGCCTACACGGCCGACGACGCGGTCCTGTACAACGGCGCGTCCTACATCTGCATCCTCGCGTCCACCGGCAACCTCCCGACCGACGGGACCTACTGGAACGTCCTGTCCGCCAAGGGCGACACCGGCCCGCAGGGCATCGACGGACCCACTGGCCCGACCGGCCCGACCGGCCCCACGGGTGCAACTGGCGCGACCGGCGCCACTGGCCCCGCTGGCGCAACCGGACCCGCCGGACCGATCACGGACCTGAACATCCTCACGGCGAAAACCACGCCTGTGGACGCCGACATCTTCCATATTCAGTCGGCGGCGGACTCTTTCGCCAACCGCAAGCTGACGCTGGCCAACCTCCGGGCCGCCCTCGGCGCGGCCGCAGAAATTGGCGTTATCGAGGACTACGCCGGGCATACTGTCCCGGCGAAGTGGTTGCTCTGCTTCGGGCAGAACGTCTCGCGCACGACCTACGCGGCCCTCTTCGCGGCTCTCTGCAAGCAGTCCACGGTCACGATTACCATCGCCTCACCGGGCGTTGTCACGTGGACCGGACACGGACTGAAGGTTGGTGACCCGGTCAGCTTCACAACCACGGGCGCACTCCCGACCGGCATCGTCGCGGGCACAACGTACTTTGTCCAAGCCGTGCCAACGGCGGACACGCTGCGCCTGTCCGCCACCTTCGGCGGCGCGGTCATCAACACGTCCGGCTCTCAGTCGGGCGTCCACACCGCGCTTTACGCCCCCTTTGGCCGGGGCGACGGGTCCAGCACGTTCGGCCTGCCCGACGCGCGCGGCCGTGTCTCGGCTGGCCGCGACGACATGGGGGGTACCAGCGCGAACCGTCTCACCAACCAGTCGGGTGGCCTTGACGGTGACTTCCTCGGCAACACGGGCGGCTTGGAAACGCACACGCTGACGACTGCTCAGTTGGCCGCTCACACTCACACCTACGCCATCTACGCGGCGGGCGGCGGCGCTCCATTGCCGGTATCGGGCAACGCTGGCGGCGCAACTAACTATACATCAGGAAGCGCAGGTTCTGGCTCCGCTCACAACAACGTCCAGCCGACCTTTATCACCAACAAAATGATCTACGCGGGAGTGTAGCGCGATGACCCTTCAGATCGAGCGCGAAGCACTGGACGCCCTCGGCGGCGAGGCCAACCTGAACGCGGCAATCGCGGCGTATCGGGCCGCGCTCAAGGCATTCGAGACCTCCGAAAACCAGCCCTCGCCCATCGCGCACCCCGTCGTGGTCGGCATCGTCACGCGCTACGCCGGGCAGTACTCGATCATCGAGCCCGAACCGGAGCCCGAACCCCCGCCGCCGCCGGCCCCCACACCGAGCAACACGCCGCTCTCGATGCGCCAGCTTCGTCTCGGGCTGGTCATGAATGGCTTCCCCGTGGGCTTCATCGTGACGGCCATCAACGCCATCCCGGACACCATGCAGCGGGCCATCGCGACGATCTGGTACGAAGAGACCTCTCTCGTCCACTGGGACCACCCGATGACCCAGAGCCTCATCGCGGCGTCAGGGCTCACCACCGAGCAGGCGGCGGCCATGTGGATGGCCGCGAAAGACCTTGAAGCCTAACGAGGCGACCTTCACGTCCGACGGCTGCACCGGCTTCCCCGAAGTCTGGCGCAGCCTCGACCTGTCCGCGTGCTGCACGGCGCACGACCTCGCTTGGTACAACCACCCGGGCGACTGGCTGGCCTTCCTCTCCTCGAACCTCGATCTTGCCGTCTGCTTCGGCCGAGCGGGCGCCTACGAACTCGTCATCCCGGCATTCCTTGCCGTCACGACCATCGGGGCGTTCCTGTTCGCGCGGAAACGTCGCAAGAAACAAACCCCCTAGCCTCGAACTCTGTCCTGACAAATCACCCTGTTTTGTTGTCCACGTAAGACAACACAAGCAACGAGTGACCCGGACAGCACATGCTTCACCCCGCCGACTCCAGCGCCGCCCTGAAGGCTCACATCAAGCAGTCCGAACGCCTGATGCTGACGGCCTATACCGACGCGGCCGGCGTGCCGACGATTGGCTGGGGCCACATCAAGGGCGTGACCAAGGCCGACGTCCGGAACCGCCTCACCATCACCGAGGCCCGGGCGCAGGCATACTTCGAGGCCGATCTGGACGAGGCCGAGCGCGCCGTCCGCCGGCTCGTCAAGGTCCGGCTGAACCAGAACCAGTTCGATGCTCTCGTGGACTTCGTCTTCAACCTGGGGGCGGGCGCGTTCGCCAAGTCCACGTTGCTCAAGCTCCTGAACAAGGGCGACTACGACGGCGCGGCTGGCCAGTTCATCCGCTGGAACAAGGCCAAGGACCCCAAGACCGGCAAGCTGCGCGAATTGCGCGGCCTGACCATCCGCCGGGCCTATGAGGCGAACCTGTTCCGCAAGCCGATGGCCAGCCCGAACACCCCGGCGAACTACGGCGAAACCCTGCCCGAGGCCACTGTGAGCCCGGCGCCGACCCGCAAGAACACGTCCCTCTGGGACCTGATCCTGACAGCCCTTCTCGCAATCTTCCGGGGACCGGCTCATGCGTAGCGCCCTCACTCTCAGCAACATCTGGGACAAGACCGTCCGCCTCCGGACGTGGATCGTGAACACGGCCGCCGTGATCCTCATCGTCCTGCCGGAAATCCTGACCGCGCCCGAGATCGTCGCGATCCTGCCGGACGACGTCCGCATCTGGGTGGCGGCGCTGGCGCTGATCCTCAACGTCGCAATGCGTCCGTGGCCGGCCGTTCGCCCCGGCGATCCCGAAGCCAAAGCCACCCGGAAAAAGTAAGATGTTGGCGGAAACCATCCTCATCATCCTGCTTGTCGTGGCCGCCTTCTGCGCTGCTCTCGTCGCGTTCATGAACGCGCTCGCCGCGACGGACGCGGCCGCGTTCGGCGTCAAGGGCGTCTTCACGCCGTGGCCGATCCTGATCGCCCTGGCTCTCGCCGGGCTCGCGATCTGGGCGGGAGTGACCTGATGCTGGCGTCGCTTCTTGGGTGGCTGGTCTCACTCTTGTCCGGGCCTGCCCTCGGGCGGGTGCTGGACGCCGTGTCCAAGTCGGTGGACCGGGACAACGAGAAGAAGCTCGCCGAGCTGCAAGCTCTTACCTCCGAGACCAACGCCCTTGTGGACTTCAACAAGGCCAAGCTCCAGCACCGGGTCTTCTGGGGGCTGATCGTCCTGTTCGTGGCGCCCCTCGGCATCTGGTGGTCGCTCGTGATCGCGGACAGCATCTTCTACTTCCCCTTCGATATTGCGGACCTCCCAACCCCCGAAATGCGCGCGTGGGCGGGCGACATGATCCGCTGGCTTTTCTACGTCGGCAGCGTCACGGCGGCACTCAAGGTGGTGTCCAAGTGACCGAAGAAACCCCCGAAACCGAACACCTGCACCTGACCCCCGAGCAGAAGGTCGCCCTTCAGGAAATCATCGCGGACCGCCTCTGGTGGGACGAAGCCCTCCGTCGCGGACGCAAGTTCGGGATCATCATCGCGGCCGGCGCGGCAACCTTAGCGTTCCTCGCCGTCTGGTGGCCGTGGATCACGGCGATGGCGCAGGCGATCCTCAAGGACGTGCCTCGGTAATGCCGACCCCCGCCGAGCGGCGCAAGCAGCTTCTGGAGCGCCTTCTGGCCGCCGACCGGGCGAGCCAGAACCTGCTCGACTACACCGCCTTCACCATGCCGGACTATCGGGCGCTCGATGACGTCAAGCGCTCGCGCTACCAGCGGGCGAAGGTCCACGGCGTGATTGCCGACGCACTCGAAAAGCTGGAGCGCCGGGAAATCCTCCGGCTCATCATCAACTGCGCGCCGCGCCACGGGAAGTCCGAACTGGCGTCCAAGCGGTTCATGGCCTGGTACTCCGGCCGGCACCCCGAAGAACACCTGATCTTCGGCACCTACAACGACACGTTTGCCGAAGACGTGGGCCGCGCGGTCCGCGACAACATCCAGTCCCTTCAGCACCGGCAAGTCTTCCCCGGACACAACCTCAAGGAAGGCTCCGCCGCCGCCAAGCGCCTCGAAACCGTCGAGGGCGGTATTCTGGCCTTCGTCGGCAGGGGTGGATCTATTACCGGCCGTGGTGGACACGGGATCATCATTGACGACCCGATCAAGGACCGTCAGGAGGCAGACTCCAAGCTCATCCGGGACCAGCTTTGGAGTTGGTTCACGCAGGTTATCGCGACCCGCCTCATGGCGCCGGACAGCTTCATCATGCTCATTCAGACCCGGTGGCATGAAGACGACCTCGTCGGACGCCTTACCGACCCGACCAATCCTTTCTACGACCCGAACGAGGCGGCGCGCTGGACCGTCATCGACCTCCCCGCCATTGCCGGCGAGGAAGACCCCATGGGCCGGGCGCCGGGCGAAGCCCTCTGGCCCGAGAAGTTCCCGCTCACGTTCCTCGAAGCCCAGCGGCAACTCGACCCGCGTGGTTTTCAGGCGCTCTATCAGGGCCGCCCGACGTCCGACGCCGGCACGTTCTTTCGGGCCGAGGACATCCGGACCTATCAGCCGGACGAGCTTCCCCGACATCTCCGCTACTACGTCGCCTCGGACCACGCCGTGTCCAGCAAGCAGGACCGCGACAAGACTTGTCTGATCCCCGTCGGCGTGGACGACGAGGAAAACGTCTACGTGCTGGACGACGTCTGGTGGCGCCGGGCCGAGACCGACGTCGCCGTGGAAGCGATGCTCACCCTGATGCAGCGCTACAAGCCGGTCTACTGGTGGGCCGAGCGCGGGCACATCTCCCGCTCGATTGGCCCCTTCCTGCGCAAGCGCATGCTCGAAGAGAGCACCTACGTCTCGCTGATCGAGGTCCAGCCCATCGCGGACAAGCAGACCCGCGCGCAGTCCATCCAAGGTCGGATGGCCATGGGCAAGGTCTACTTCCCGGCCCGCGCCGTCTGGTGGCAGGAAGCCCGCGACCAACTGATGAAGTTCCCGAACGGCGCGAACGACGACTTCGTGGACGCGCTCGCCTACATCGGCCTCGGGCTGACCCAGCAACTCGGCGCGGCCGCAGTCCGCACCCAAACAAAGGCGAAGCCGGGTACTTTTGGTTGGCTTAAGGAGCAAACAAAACGCACCGAAGCAACAAAACGCCTGCTACGTGATACGCAAGACTGGTAACTGAGAGGCCAAGATGGTCGTCCCCGCGAACGTTTCTGCGCCCGCCCCGGCCCCCACGCTGGGGGGCGCCATTGCCGGCGCAATGCCCGGCGACATGCTGGACCCGAACGAGAAGATCATGTCTCGGGACATCCCGACCCCGAACGCCGGGCGGGCCGCAGCCGTCACCAAGTGGCAGGACAAGGTCACCCGTGCCCGGGCGTACTGGGAGAAGGAAGCCTTCGAGGTCATGCGCAAGAATATGCGCCTGGCACGCGGCGACCAGTGGAGCGATGCCGCCGACCCCGCTAAGTCCAAAATCTCGGTCCCGGACCTCCTGAACGACGACCCGGGCGCGCGCTACGTCGCGAACGTCATCCTCCGGCACATCCACGCCCGGACCGCCTCGATCTACGGCAAGAACCCCAAGTTCGTCGCCCGGCGCAACAAGCGCCTGATGAACACCATCTGGGACGGCAATTTTCAGTCGATCCAGAAGGCAATGGAGACCATGGCGAACGCCGTGGCTAGGCCCGGAGACCCGAATGCACAGGCCGCCGCCGTCGAAGCGATGGCGATTTTTCAGGACGCCCAGCAGACCGTTGAAGCCAACAAGCAGTTGGACCGCATTGCGGAAACGCTGGAGCGCCTTTTCGAGCACGAAATTTCCGAGCAGCCGGTCCCCTTCAAGGTCCAGATGAAGGCCACCGTCCGGCGCACGCTGACCACGGGCGTGGGCTACGTCAAGATCGGCTATCAGCGCGTCATGGGGCTGCGCCCCGAGATCGAAGCCGAGATGAACGACATGTCGGAAAAGCTGGCGACGCTGGAGCGTCTGTCCGCCGACGTGGCCGACGGCGAAGTGTTCGAGGGCAGCGCCGAGATGGACCAGCTTAAGTCCATGATGGCGGACATGGCCAAGGCCGGCGAGATCGTCGTCCGTGAGGGCCTGTCCTACACCTACCCGAACTCTACCGCGATCATCCCGGACACCGCGATCCAGCAGCTTCGTGGTTTCGTG